CTTTACTAAACTTCCAGAAGTAATTTCAGTAGCTAGCAAAGACTACAATAGTATTACATACATAGAAGTCCCAGAAGAATGGAAGTCTGGGACTTCTGTTATTATTGATACTTCTGAATCTTACAAATGTTTATACTTGCAAGAAAACGCTCCGTTGGAGGTTGTTAAGGCCGCCTACAAAGCGTTAGCTATTATCTACCACCCAGATCATCATCAAGGGAGTTCAGATCAAATGATAAAACTAAACCAAGCCTATGAAACTATAACCAAAGAAAGAGAAACCAAATAATGTCAGTGGTCGGTATGAGCCTGGAACAGAAAAAGAAGTTAGCCAAACTAGTAATTAAAAAAGAAATAATTCGTGTTAGAACTAAAGAAGAAGAAGACATTAGGATAGCTTCTGAGACTTATGAGGACTTGCTTATGCGTTACAAGAATAAGCCAGCGCACAAGTATCTTAAGAAGAAAGTCATGGAAAGTCCAAGCATTCAAGGCATCTGGACTTCCGTAGCAAAGCTTGCCGAGTTTTGTGAAACTTCTATAGAGGAATACGTCCACGCCCAGTTTTGGTTTTGTGATAAATATCTAAACAGAGCCCCAAAAGTCAATGAATTAATCTTCCAAAATACAAATATCCCCAGTATCAAAAGATACGAACTATATAAAGAACGCTCACAAATAACTACAAATACCACCATCGTGCAGAAGGGTGGTACTATACAAGTCAACTCAGAGACAAAGAATAGTCTTTGTGAACGAGTTATACGTCAATTTGCGGCTAAGCTAAACCTATCAGAAGAAGAGGTTTTCCTTAAGCTGTTCACCGAGGGAACTTATTACCTTTTTGTAGACAAGAAGTGGTTTGAGAATCATGACCATTTTAAGGCTTTGAAGGATAAGAAACTCATTAGTTAGAAAATTTAATAGATAGAGATAGAGGTTACGGATGCTAAAAGATAGTGACTGGGAACTATTACCTGATTATTCCCCTAAAGGTTTTGCTTTAGATATTTTTAATAAACGATATGCTCACCACAAAGACGAGACTTGGGAAAAAGCTTGTGAAAGAGTAGCAAACCATTTAGCTAGTTGTGAGGGGGAGAATACCCCAACGTTCCAGACACAGTTTAAAAATTTACTCCAAAAGAACTATTTTATGCCAGGCGGTCGAATATGGTACGGTGCTGGTAGACCAAAGGGTCAGATGCTTAATTGCTTTGTCATAGATACCTCAGATTCCAGAGAGGGTTGGGCAAAGACTGTTGGTGATATGATCATTATCTGCGGTACTGGAGGTGGGTTAGGATTAAATGCCTCTCCAGTAAGACCAAGAGGGACTAAGATAAATGGTACTGGTGGAGTGGCTACTGGTTCTGTTAGTTTAATGGAAATTATCAACGAGGCGGGTGAGGTAATCAAGGCAGGTGGTGGTAGAAGAACCGCCCTAATGATGTCACTTTCTCTGGACCATGGGGATATCGTTGAGTTTTTGGACAAGAAACTAGATCTCAAGAAGTTAAACAACGCCAACGTCTCAGTCATATTTAACGAGAACCCAGAGCTGTTCTTCGATAAAGTCAGAAATAACGAAGATTTCGAGCTTAAGTTTAATGGAAATATTGTTGGCAAGATATCCGCCAAGGATCTTTGGAACAAGATTATTTCGAATGCATTAAATAATGGGGAGCCTGGGGTCCTTAATGGCTATCTAGCCAATAAGATGTCTAACATATATTACTATGACCAACTAGAAACTACCAACCCGTGCGGAGAGATTTGGCTGGAACCCTACTCCTGCTGCTGTCTTGGGGCTATGGTACTACCCAGATTTATTCATGCAGATAACGGGACAATACAGTGGAATCTCCTAAAAGAAGCTGTTGGCCTGTCTGTTCGGTTTCTAGACAATGTTCTAACAACCAACAACTATCCGCTACAGCAAATAGAAGAAGTATGTTCGCAGTCCAGAAGAATTGGTCTAGGTGTGTTAGGACTTCACGATCTTCTACTTATGCAGGGGCATAAGTACAATTCTCCTGGTGGATTAGAGCTAGCGAATAAGATTATGGAATTCATCAAGAATTCAGCTTATGAGGCTAGTATTGATTTGGCTAAAGAGAAGGGTAGTTTTGCTAAACTAAACATACCAGACTTCCTTAAGTCAGGGTTCGTCAAGACCCTGAAACCGTCTATTCGGTCAAAGATTAAAGAGTTTGGCATTAGAAATTGCGCCCTACTAACTATTGCCCCCACGGGGACCACTTCTATGGTGTGTGAATACACTTCTGGGATAGAGCCCATGTTCGCCCCGGCCTACCGTCGTAAGTACAGAGATACTACTGGAGAATTGGCTGAGGAGATAGTAGTTCATCCCCTTCTAAAAGAATATATTAAGAGAGGTAACGGCGTTGACCATTTTCAGGGCTCGCATGAGTTAAGTATGCGTGATCATTTTGAAATGCAGAGAATCTGTCAGAAGCATCTGGATAACGCTTGTAGTAAGACTATCAATGTTCCACAAGGCACTTCAGCGGAAGAATTATCCGAGTTATATATGGAATTTCTCCCGGAGCTAAAAGGTGTTACAGTGTACCCGGATGGATCACGAGAAGATCAGCCACTAACGCCAATGCCTCTTGAGGAAGCCATTAAGTATATTAAAGAAATAGATGACTTTGAAGCTTTACTGTCTGCTTCTGCCGGAAATGATTCATGTAAAGACGGAAAGTGTGATATTTAATACAAATGCAAGAAATGTGGTTAGGTGACTGCCTTGAACTAATGCCAAAGATTCCTAATGGATCTGTTGATCTTGTTCTATGTGATCTACCGTATGGAATAACACAAAATAAGTGGGACTGTGTTATTCCACTAGATAAGCTCTGGGAACAGTATTTGCGGATCGGGAAAAAGAATGCTGTGTATGCTTTCACATCCAGCCAGCCATTTACCACTACACTGATTTCCTCTAATTTAAAAATGTGGAAACACGAGTGGGTCTGGATAAAGAATATTGGAGGCAATTTTGCCAATACAGTAAGAGAACCATTTAAAGAGCACGAAACCGTACAAATATTCAGTAATGGCGGCTGGGTATATAATAAACAAATGCAGGAACGGCTTCCTGGCGGCGCTGCTAGAGTAAAATATGATATTTCCGCGTCTGGTAGGCAGGAGGGGTCCGGGAATTATGGGAAATTCGCCGGCCGGGAGAGAAAGAAATATTCTAATTTACGAATTCCTTCCTCTTGGCAAAAATTTAATAGAGAAACTGGGTTGCACCCTACCCAAAAACCAGTTCAACTTATGGAATATCTAATAAAAACATATACAAACGAAGGGGATTTAGTTCTTGATAATTGCGCCGGCTCGGGGACGACCTTAGTCGCAGCCAAGAACCTAAATCGACAATTTATCGGAATTGAAAAAGAGAAGAAATACTACGATATTTGTATCGAAAGGCTAGGTAAAATAAATGACTCTACTAACAACAATACCCAAAATACTGTGGAGAGCGGGGCGTGGATTTAATTTAGTTTCTCGTCGATGGAGACTATCTTTAGATAGAAATATAGGTCTACACCTGTCAGAAGAACAGATGGATATACAGGATACTCTGCATGCAGATAGTGGAAAATATCGGCCCTTTGGAGATTATTTTACCCTAACTCTGAGTAAAAATTGGGAGTTCCTTAAAGAAGATCATAGCTGGTATGATGGTCCCCATTGTGCCTATAGCCTGGGATTTATTAGATTCTACATGTCCCATGGTTCGTGCGAGAAGTGTTTAAAATAAAGGAATAGATGACATTACCAGAGCCAAAGTTCAACTTTGGGGAGGACTTCCAAAGAGGTATCCTCGCCCTAATGGTAAGCAATTACGCATTTTTAGTAACTGCTGTAGAGATAGTCAAACCAACCTATTTTGAGAACAAGTCTCTAATATACTTCTTTAAAAAGATTAGAGACTACTTTCTAGACTATAAGAAGATTCCAACCAAAGAAGTAATAACCAACGAACTTCTAAAAGACGTGACCAACAAGGTAATATCGGAAGATGATATTCCGATGTACACAGACAATTACAAACATCTGTGGGTTCCTATAGACGCCCAGAACTACGTAATCAAAGAAGTAGTTAACTTCTGCAAGCGGCAGGAATTAAAGAAAACAATCCTAGAGATAGCTGATTATATAGAAACGGCCTCAGACGACCAGTTTGTTAAGATTGAGAACCAGATTAAAGCCGCTTGTAATACAGGCAACTACGCCCAGGATATCGGGGTTCAGTACTTCTCAGACTACAAAGAACGCCTAAGACGACAGCAATCAATAGAAGATAACATAGTAGTTCCTACTGGTATAACTGAGCTAGACTTCCTGTGTAAGGGCGGTTTGTACCCGGGCCAAATGGGTATATGGGTTGGTGGTACTGGTGGCGGAAAATCTCTGGCTCTTGCTCACGTAGGCAAACGAGCAGTAATGGGTGGGTTGACCGTTGTACACATTACTCTAGAATTAAGTGAAGATATCATTGCCTCCAGATATGATGCTGCATTAACAAAACTTGATTTCTCTACCATAGAGGAGCATCATACAGAGGTAGAGACGAAGTTAGGTAAGCTAGCGACTAAGTATGGTAATTCTTTAATAATTAAGTACTTCCCTCGTGGAACCATTACTGTAGATGGCATACGGGCTTTCTTAAACAATTTAGAGGGTTTAGGGGTTAAGCCAGACTTAGTTATTGTAGACTACGGAGACTTACTTAAACCATCAACCAATTACAATGATGAGTACGCAGATTTAGGTGGAATCTTCTCAGAGTTGTCTGGATTAGCTGGTGAGAAAAAGATAGCCTTGTTAACCGCCTCACAGACTAACAGAGACGGTGTAGACGCTGAGATAGTTGATCTCAGACACATGGCAGATTCGTTTAAGAAGACACACCCAGCCGACCTTATATTTGGTATTTGTCGAAACCGGGACGAAAAAAATAACAATAGAGCTAGAGTATATATTCAAAAGAATAGAAACGGCCCCGAAGGTAAGGAAGTTCCAATAGCTACTGACTATGCAACCATGAGATTTTATGATCCAATCGCAAGTGCCAAATTGTATGAAGAAATGCAGCAGGATAAGCAGATTGATCTGAGCAAAGCCAAGAAAATCAAAGCAAAATATTTCGTATAAATAAGGAAGTATATGACAAACCATTGGTCTATAACCGTTTCCGGTAAAAAGATAAACTATAATGAACCCAACACAGAAGAAAACATTGATATTTATGACATAGCCCACGCCTTGTCATTTATTCGGAGATGGGGAGGGATGACCACTGTTCCATACTCAGTAGCAGAGCACTCTCTGTTTGTTGCAGAATATTTAGAGCAGTCATATGCGAGTACAGGGACTGTAATGCTCGGACTTATGCACGATGCTGCCGAGGCGTACGTTGGCGACTTGGTAACTCCCATAAAACGACAGTTGGTTAATTACGTAGATCTAGAACGTAAGATAACTGACGACATTACAAACGTTTTGGGACTACCTAAGCCTGGTTTGTCAAATCTTCCTGAAGAGGTTAAAAATGCCGACGGTGTGGCCATGGCTACTGAGTTTAGAGATTTATTAAAAGCCAATGGGTATTGGCAGCCAGACAAGTTTACCCCCTGGGCTGGGAGAAAGATTCTTCCGCTAAGGGATGAATTATTAATCCAAATGATGTTTGTAAAAAAGTATTTTAAGCTCCGCAAGAAGCTTATGGAGTTTTAAATGGTCCGTAGATTTCATTTAAAAAGAACTAATGACGTATCTGGGGTGTCTGGTACAGGAGAAAGAGTGGCAGAAGGCGCTGAAATGTCCAACGGACTAGTTTGTCTGACATTTCTTAGTCCATATCCACATATGAATATGTACTTAAATATTAAGGTGTTAGAATCAGTCCATGGACATTCTGGGGACACCGAAGTTGTTTGGGACGATGAGGAAGAATAATGTCAGCCACTAATAGAGGAACCGAAAGAAAAGCGTCAGATTTTTATGAGACTCCGCCATGGCTTACAGCCATGTTTTGGAGGGAGTTTATGGACCATGATCTCACTTTAGAAAACTTCAATTTTCTAGAGCCCAGTGCAGGTAATGGGAAGATAATTCAAGCAACTAACAAATTCTTTAATGATAGTGGTTTGGCCAAACCAATTTGGTCGGCTAACGAAATACTACCAGAGTGCAAGGAAAACTTAATCCAATTAGTTGAGGATCCAAGTAAGTTAACTATGCAGGATTATTTAACTTTACCAGCCCCGAAAACCAAGTATGATCTGATCATCACCAACCCTCCGTTTAGCCTAGCCCAACCTTTTATAGAGAAGGCTGTTAAAGAATCTAAGCTAGTAGTGATGCTACTGAGGGTTAATTTCCTGGGATCAAAGAAAAGAATAGGGTTCTTTAAAGAACACAGACCAGATTTATACGTCAGTCCGAAAAGACCAAGCTTTATTAAAAGTCAGAAGTCAAGTACTGATGCCACTGAGTATGCCTGGTTCCTTTGGAATTCTAATAGCTTACAGAGCAAGATGACGAGATATTATATGTTAGACTTTCCAACCAAAGAAGAATTAGAGTATTGGGGTGCTTAATGGCCTTTATGATGAAAGATTTTTTATGTGAACCGTGCAACGAAGTATTTGAGGACTTAGTGGAGCCAGATACTAGACTATCCCCGTGCCCAGTGTGTGGGCAGCCAGGAGAGCAGATAATGTCTACTCCTATGATAGGCCAGATGAACGACCCAGTTAAGCGCAATGAAGCCTTAAAAAAGAGAAGCGAGAAGCATACTAGAAAAGAAGTAGGAAGTAAGCTTGATGAATTTGGCATGAATACCAACAGAGAATATAAAAAGTGGAAAAACTCAAACTAAGTTAAATATATGATTATACAAGATAAACAACAATACGCCGGGGCTGTCTCCTATGATGGCATCCGGGGAGGAAAGTACTATCTTATAGATACTATCCCAAAGCTTGAGGCAATGGTAGCCGAGCTGGAAAAGCAGCCTATATTCGCTACCGATACGGAAGGTTCTGGGCTTTCAATAGTTTTTGATCGGCCATGTGGTATTTCTATAGGATGGGGGGTTTCCCACAATTTTTACATCCCGTTCGATCACAAGACGAATGAAAAGCAGTTAACTGGGGAGGTTGTTGAAAAATATCTACACCCCATATATGCTAATAGGTCAATTTCCAAGGTTCTGTGGAATGCAAAGTTCGACCTTCATATGCTCAAGAAGGTTGGGATTTCCGTAGATGGGGTAATTCACGATGGGTTACTCCTTTCTTTCTTATACGACGAAAACGGAGATCATGGCCTAAAGGACCTTTCAGATAAGTATATAGACCCAGAATGTAGTAAATGGGAGAAGGTAATAGATGCTTGGCGAACCGAAGAGGCTAAGCGCCGCAAGCAGGAGCTTTCCCAATTAATTAAAGAAAAGATTGCTAGTTACACATTGGAACACCTGCCTCCTGGATTTGAGGGGGATGCAAGAGCAATTAAAAAGATTTATAAGGAATTAGCCGAGAAAGAGCTGTCTGGTTTACTATGTGCTAAAAACAAGAAATCAGAAGTTTCTTATGACTACATACCACTTACTCTGATGACTCCGTATGCGGCCTCAGACACCCATTATACTTGGCTATTATTTAAAAGATATCTCCCACTAGTAGCACAGGATTCAGACCTAGCAAATCTATATCTTCGTGAAAGTAGACTTCTTAAGGTTGTGTTTGACCTTGAGCATAGGGGAGCGAAGATAGACAGGAAATATCTTTTAGAGACAGTTCCAGAATTTGAAGAAAAGATAGCTAGCTTAGCCAAGCAAATATTTGAAGAAGTCGGATATGAGTTTAATATAAATTCAGATGACGACCTGAGAAAGGTGTTTACTGAGCGTGGGGTTAAGCTTACAAAGCTTACAGAGGGCTCCAAGGCTAAGATGGAAGAGGGGGAAACTGATGATCTAAAGTACTCTGTTGATAAGAGCGTACTACAGTCCCTTGCTACTAAATACGAGTTTGCTGGAAAGATTAATGAATACAACAAGTTAGTTACCTTAAAGACCAGATATATTGACGGTCTTCTAGAATTAGCAGACGACAAAGATGTTATCCATTCATCATTCAACCTAAACGTTAGTTCTGGCAGACTAAGTAGCTCTACCCCAAACCTAACCAACATACCAGCAGGTGACAAGGCCATTCGACGGGCTTTTACAATACCCTCGGACGAGTTCATATTCGTATTTCTAGATGAATCCCAGATTGAGCTAAGGCTAGTAGCACACCTTTCGCAGGACCCAAAGCTTTTGTCGTGTTATCCGTTTGAAGGAAAAGGCGTAGACGTTCATACGCTAGCCCTAGCAGAGTGTATCTTGCAGGTTCCTTACGAGTCTGCCCTAGAGTTCCAGGTAACTGATCCTGATATGTTTGAGGCCCTCCGTAAGGTAGCGAAAATATTAAACTTCTCCATAGTTTACGGATCAGGTGCTAAGGGACTTCAGGAGCAAATTTGCACTCCTGGTAGATACTACAGCCTAGACCAGTGCCAGGGCTATCTAGACAACTATTTCAAGAAATATCGTGGGGTTAAGAAGTGGATTGAGTCTAGAAAGAAGTTTATTCTGGACAACGGTTTCACCCAGAATGCCTTCGGAAGATACAGACGGTTCCCTGGAATTAATAAAGTATTTCCAAGATGGAAGCAGGCTGGATTACTTAGAACCGGAGTTAATTTCGAGGTACAGGGATTTGCTGCCGACATATTCAAAGAAGCTACAGTCCGCATTTATGATATTTTGACAGCGGAAGACTATCGGTCTAGACTAGTCAACATGGTACACGACGAAGTTCAGCTCTATATACATAGAGATGAATTTCATCTTGTTAAGAAAATCAAGCACGCCATGGAGGACTTTGACCTAACTGTGCCCCTAAAGGCTGAAGTTAGTTATTCTGAGTATTCTTGGGCCGAGAAGAAGCCATTAAAGATATAAGGAAACCAAATGACTGATAATTATTATTTCTATTGCTGGCTTTCTGAGACTTTCGAATCTCAGTACAAGGGAAATCTACTCTCTAATAAAGAGATTAGCATCTTAGTCCAGCTGCTAGATTACTTACAAAGAAAGCTGACTGCTAAAGAGATAGCGGCATACAAAAAACAAACTTCAAACAAATCAAAGAAGGACAGATAATGAGCAAAAGTAAACTAGACGCAATCATACCAGAAACCACCCAGATTGACACAATGCAGTATGAGACTAATTTCAGCCAGGAATTAGCTATTGATAAAACTGATTTAGAGCACGAGTTTTTAACCCACTCAGATAAGTTTGCTTATTACGCAGGATTATCAGAACTTGCACAGGCGCGGGCCGATAAGGTAAAGTTCGAGCTAGAAGTACTCTACGCCCAGCTAGACATCGGTAAGCGTAAAGCCTTTAATGCCGCTATTGACGAAGACGGTAAAAAGTTTAAGTATACCGAGAAGATGGTCGAGAACGAGATTATAGCGGACACAGCCTACCAAGCTAAGATGGATCAGCTATTAGAGCTACAAAAGACCGCTAGTCTAATGAATCGGGCTAGAGAAGCCTTTAACCACCGGAAAGAGATGCTAGTTCAACTAGCTAATAACTCTAGAGTGGGTGATCCAAAGGTTAAGGTGGATTATGTTAAAAATATGATGGGGAGTAAATAATGTACAAAGCAACTGTTGACAACGGACTGGGAGTTTATGAGTTAATTATAGATACCCTTTCGCTTACTGAAGCCATCAAAATGATGAATACGTATTTTTTAGACAAAGACATAGATCCACGAGAGGTGGTGGTTACAAATATAGTACTATTGCAAAATACACATATAGTGCAAAAATCCTCTCCTCTTTTCGAAACTAAAAAGTTGACTAGCAAGTAGGAATTTCGTATAATTTAAAGACTTAATTAGTTTACCGATAATTAAGTTGAGTTACTAAAAGATTAGTAATTTCAGGCATATAGCCCAAATTAGGTACAAAGAAAAACGAGGATAACAATGGGTGTCGATTTAAACAAACAGAAGCAGAAAAAAGAAGACGAAAATAGAAAAGCTGCTGAACGCGCCGCAAGACTAACTGTAAGAAACGTAAAGAGATGGAAGCCAAATGTCGGGGATAGCCGTGTTAGAATCATGCCCCCGTGGACTTCAGATGGATACAATGCGGATAACTGGGCTAATGAAGTCTACCTGCATTGGGGTGTTCCTGGAGTAGAGTATCCCATCCTATGCGTTACCCAGACCCCGGGTAAAGAGGGTAGCTGTGCTATATGCGATCTAGTAGACAATCTACGAGCTTCACAGGATCCTGCTGACAATGAGATGGCCAAGGATCTAAGAGCTAAGTCGTCTTATGATGCTAATATTGTAAACCTAAAGGATCCAGTATACAAGCAGGATGAAGTAGATGCCTGGGAAGAGGAGAACCAGGGGCAGGAATGCCCTTTTACTGCGGGCCAGACCAAGATCCAGGTCTGGACGTTTGGTACGACTATTTACAAGCAGCTATTAGATATCTTTGCGGACGGTACTGATATCACTGACATCGAGTCGGGTTTCGATGTAATCATCACTAGAGAGGGTAAGACCCGAGAGACTACTAAGTATCGTCTACGCATTGATACTAAGCCCTCATCCTTCCAGGTCAAGGGTGATATCAATCTCATGGAGAAGCTAGTTAACCTAGATCTACTCCACCAGGTAAAGGATCCTGGTGAGATCAAGGCTCTACTAAACGGAGATACGGCCCCAGCTACTAAGGCTCTGCCGCCTAAGTCAGAAGACGAGGAAGAGGAAGCTGCTCCCCCCGCTAAAAAGGTAGAAAAAAAGCCCGAATCTGATGAGTCTGATGTAGACCAGCTAGAGAAGGCTCTAAAGAACGCTGTTAAAAAGAAGTAACTAAAAATTGCGCGTGCAGCGGGGTTAAAAGATACTGCACTTGAGCGGTGGGTAAATATTCCGGCCCACCCCGCGAGATTAGATAAATAGGTTTGGTACGAGTTGTGGCCACTTCCGATACCTGTAAAAACCATGCAAGGTTATCCTACTTATTCCGCCATAACTCAATTGGTAGAGTGCGTTGCTGTTAACAACGAAGTTCCTGGTCCGAGTCCAGGTGGTGGAGCTTTTCTGGGTATAGCGCAGCCTGGTAGCGCGTCTGATTTGGGGTCAGAAAGTCGCAGGTTCAAATCCTGCTATCCAGACAAACTATTTAAGGAGAAATAATGATTGATTTAGATAATATGGATTTGCTTAATAGACTAGCTTTAGAAAATACACACCCAAATGTTCCACATACCTTAGAGATTAAACTGTTAGACGGCATAGATAAATTCCTGTCAGAAGCGTCTCGTAAAGTTTTAAATAGGACAGCCTACAGTACGGCAGAAGAGGTTATCCTTGGGATCAAAAAAATCAGCAAAAAGGGTGTAGAGAGTACCACAGTTAAAAGACATTGTTACTTTGTAAAATATCTATGCTTTACCGCCGAAGATCTCTCAGAAAAAAACATAGAAAAATTTGCAAAGGTTATAAACTTTTTGTCTGAGAACAGACTTATTGGTTATCTAAAACCAAAAAATCAGGCAAAGCTGGAGATAATTAGCCCGCAGTTTAAGGACAACCCGATTTGCGGAACCTTAATGGCCCCATTCAGTATGCAAAGACCAGACGGAAAGTTTTTTTTAATGTTCTATGTAGGATCCGACTACTCAGATGCCCAGTTAAATAAAGCCCTAAAGATTAAGGGTTTCCTGAATGAGGGCAGCGAACCAAAGGTTAATCTAGAAAAATTAGATCTTGTAAAGAAGGGACTATCTAATGTCTAAAGAAT